CAGTAAATAATTTTGCAGACACATATAGAATAGCATCTTCTGCGCCTACTACATCACTTGATGTTGGTGATCTTTATTTTGATACAACTGCTAATGAATTAAAAGTTTACAAATCATCTGGATGGTCTGCGGCAGGATCTACTGTTAATGGTACTTCTGCTAGGTTTACTTATTCAGTTTCTTCATCAACTACAACAATAACAGGTAATGATGATAATGGTAATACACTTGCGTATGACGCTGGATTTGCAGACGTATATTTAAACGGAGTAAAAATGGTAAATGGATCAGACGTAACAGTAACGTCTGGTACAAGCGTAGTTTTTGCTAGTGCAATAGGTACATCTGGTACAGATACAGTAGATATAATAGCATTTGGTACATTTAACGTAGCCGCTATTAGTGCAAATAATATTACATCTGGAACAATGGGAACAGCACGTTTACCTGTTATACCTACAACAAAAGGTGGTACAGGTCTTACTTCTCTTGGTACAGCAGGACAGGCAATAGTTGTAAATTCTAGTGCAAATGGATTAGAGTTTGCAAACGCATCTAGTGCAGAAGTATATGGATTTAATTTATCTTTTGTAGCATCTACAGTTAATTATACAGTTACAGTTGCATCTTATGGTGGAGGTAACAAATTTCATATTTTAGGAATACCACAAAATACATTAGAATTATTAGAAGGTAATACTTATGTATTTTCATATCCTTCAGCACATCCTTTTGCATTAAGTACTACAGCAGACGGTTCTCATGGTGGAGGAAGTGAGTATACAACTGGTGTAACAAGAGATAGTTCAGCTAATACCTTGACTTATGTAGTACCTGCATCTGCACCACAATTATATTATTATTGTACAAGTCATAGCGGTATGGGTGGTACAGCTAATACACCAGTACCATTTAACAATAATGTACAGGTTACAACAACAAATCAAGGTCAAGACAATATAAGTGCCGCTACTTATGCTGGTTTTGATGACGTTATATTTGCGGCAAGTGGCTTTACTTTTAGCTTATCTAATGGTGAATTAATTGCTACAATATAATTGAAAATATGATAAAATAAATATATAAGGATAACATATGGCAACAATAAATATCGGATCACTTTCATTTACGCATAAAGGCGATTATGCTTCTGGCACGGCCTACGTAAAAAATGACGTAGTTTACTATTCAACAAACGGTAACGCATACATAGCAAAAACTTCAACTACTGGTAATGCACCTACAAGCACAGCACATTGGGATTTATTTGCGGCTGGTTCTGGTGGTATATGGAATGCTGGTTTATCTTTAGGTTCGGCTGGTGAGGTCGTAAAAGTTAATTCTGGAGGAAATGCGTTAGAATTTGGAACAATATCAACTGGTGCATATAATATTGCACAATATAACGAACAATCATTATCACAAGTTACTTCAACCTCAAATCAATATTCAGCTAGAATGGGAACAAATGAAATCGCAGTTACCCCAAGTGCTACTACAGATTTAATTGAAGTAAATTTATTTATGTCAATAGAGGGTAGTACATCTAATACTTCATACTTTGGTTTTGGAATACAAAAAAGTACATCAAGTGGTTCATACAGTACAACAACTTCAGCAGGTAATTTTTTAGTACATACTGGGGAACACTCATTTTCAAATGGTAGTGGTTCGGTTGATAACAGATATAGGTATCTTGGTTTTACAATAAAGAAAACTGCTTCAGATTTTGGTTTATCTGCTGGTACTACTTATTATTTATCAGCACATGGTACGACCCATAGTAATAATGGTGCAACTCATAAGTTTGCATATAACCCAACAAACGCAACAAAACACAACAGTTTTTCATTAATAAGGTACACAGTATAGGAGTATATAAATGCCAAATGATAATTTAACATTAGATAAAGTAATTAAAGAAATAAATCCAGATGCAAAATTTGTATATCAAGAAGAAAATTTTGATAGTAGTATTGACAGCATTGTATGGACAAATGGTACTACACCTATATCAAAAGAAGATATACTTGCTAAAAAATCTGAAATGGAAAATGGAGGATAACCTCCATGACAAAAGCACGTGACATAGCTGATTTCAAATTTGAAAACATAGTAGATACTGGTACAGAAGGTACTAAAATTGCTTTAGGAACAACAGCTCAACGTGGCTCTACGCAAGGGCAATTAAGATTTAATTCTACGACTGGATTAGCTGAATATTATACTGGCACTGCTTTCAAAAGTATTGACAGTCCACCAACGGTTTCAAGCGTTGGTGCTACCAATATTACAGAAACACAAATAAATGCTAATTACGATTTATCTATAAGTGGTTCTGGTTTTAATTCTGGTGCAACAGTAAAATTTGTTGGAAATGACGGAACAGAATATGCTAGTCCAACAGTCACTGTAAATTCTGAAACGTCAATAACTGCTAGAGTACCAACTTCAGTCACAAATGCTAACGAACCTTTTGACGTTATGGTCACGAATGTTTCTGGTTTATCAAATACTTTAGCTGACGCATTTAATATTAATGCTAGTCCAACGTGGAGTACGGCAAGTGGGAATATCGGAACAATGTTTGATGACGTTAGCAGTACCTTATCGGCAGTTTCAGCTTCAGACCCAGAAGGTCAAACAATAACCTATTCTGAAACTGGTGGAACGGTTTTATCTACAAACAATTTGACATTAAATTCCTCTACTGGCGTTATTAGTGGCGACCCAACAGACGTTTCTGGGGATACTACTTTGACTTTTGATTTAAGAGCCAGTGATGGGTCAGCAACAACTGACAGAACATTTAATATTATTGTTAGAGACGGTTCAGCATTATTAAACGGAGTTGATTTCTTTGGCGATAGTTCTGGGAAAAGTTTATACAGATTTGAAAGTGATGGTACAGATACTGGTGGTGTAGGTAATATGTCTTTTGGACACCCATCTTCAGGTACGAATGAAGTCTTTTTAACTGGAAGATTTGGTAATGGAGTTAAATTGTATTATGGTGGAGAGTATGGATATATTGGGGGTCGTAATTATACCAACTTTACAGTTAATCATTGGTTTAACCCAGAGGATTTAGGAAGTTATAACCAAGATTTCAAAGGTTTATTTGGTCATCAAAGTTATGGTCAAACTGTTATTACATACAGTAGAAGTGCTTATAGATTTGGTATTCAACAAAGTGGTTATACAAGTGGAAACAAAGAAGGTAACGCAGATAAATATTCGGCAGAAAATTCTGGTTGTCCCACAATTTCAAATGGTAATTGGTATATGCTTACTCGTACAAGAGATGGAACAGACCAAAGACTTTATGTAAATGGAGTTTTAGGGGTGACAATTACTGAGGGCATTTCTAACTCGCATTTAAATAGTGGTGGTTCATTGTATTTAGGAACAGCTTCTTCTCAACTTGGTGTTAATACTTATGGCACTAAAGGAACACACGACAATTTAAGAATTTTTAATAAAAAGCTAACTCAAAGTGAAGTGACTGAATTATATAATTTTGAGAGTGCTAGATAATGCCTAGAAAAAAGATTACTGCCAAAGAGTTTGTTGAACAAGCTACAGGCGTAAGACTTTCAGCTCACGAAAAACTTTGTGCTGAAAGAATGAATAGATTAATAAAGGAGTAATATGCCACACGGAAAAACACATAACAAAGGGGATCTTAATAAAGACGGTAAAATGTCTAGTTACGAAACTAGAAGAAGTAACGCTATTAAGAATGCTATGGCTAAATCTAAAAAGAAAAAGTCATTTCCTAAATTTGGTACTAAAAAATCTAGTTACGCTTAAACTAATTTACCAATCCAATTACCTTTATTATTAAGAACCATTGGAAGTAATTTAGGATAACCGTCAACTATCATTGCAGATCCTAATATAAATCTAGTTTTAAAATTTTTAGCGTATGCAAAACTTTGTGATTTCTGATTTATTAAACATCCTACATTCATAGCAAAGAAAAGATTATCTGGATTGGCCCACCAAGATACAAGAAACTTTGTATGATAGTGGCCTTGTACTGCTGACATACCCATAGTTTGTGATACCTTCAATACATCCGCAGATCTACCATGTGTAAAAAAACATCTTTGTCCATTTGACATAGTAAGAGTAAGATCATCTACCCATTTCCATTTCTTTGTACCTAGAAACTCACCATAATCTTTTAGGAATTGTTTTGACATACCAAACTTTAATGCACGTCTATATACTAAACTGCTATGATTACTCTCTACCTCTACCATTTGAGGAAATATATCTTCTAATTGTTTTATGTATTCTTTTGATTTATCTAATTCGTGTCCAGCAGAATATAAGTCTGGATCGTGAGAGTGCATAGATATAGCATGGAAGTCAAGTAGATCACCAATATTAACCACGAAGTCTGGCTTATATTCTTTTTTAATCTCACGTAAAAATCCGAAACTATCTTTGTGATGGTAAGGTATATGTAGATCACTAATAACCAGTATGCGTTTGTTCATAGTTTATAGCAGGTGAACCGTCTATCCACTCCTCTAGATGTTTAAGTTTCTCATTAGGATCTACAAAAGTTACAACACCGTCTTTGATAACAACATCTTTGACAACAGGTGTTTCACTTTTGTTCTCATAATTAGTTATTATATCTTCTATAATTAACACACTACAATGTATACTAGAAAAAGCTATGCTTTGCAACTTCGCATAATAGATGACAATTCCTTTGCACGTGAAGGAGTTTGTTTTGCCCATCTACTATCCATCATCTGAAATGATGCTTCACCATAATCTTTGTTTTTAAGTGCGGCCCACATCTTTTTAAATTTACCTACACCACCAATACCTAACTGAAACACCATCTCAATTAGGACACATTTCGCTTCATGGTCTATCTCATATACTTCATAATTATTCATTAATGTTTCTGCACCATGTCCAGCTATAATAAAATCTTGGTCAAATACTTTGCTTAATTCTTCTTCTGTATATTCTACACCTTCTTCATATGTATCTGCTTTTGTTACTAGATGGCCATATCCGATTGTGGCAAAACCAAGACTATCTTTGTATATCTTGTTTACAAAACCTTCATGCTTTTTTATACGTTCTTTTAAATTATTATAATCCATTATGCTTTATTCCTATTTGCAAAATTCCTTGCGCTTTCTGCTGATCTAAACCCCCATTTTTTTAACGCTAACGCTTTTCTGGTAGGTCTACCCTTATCATCCTTCATTGGGCCTTTCATGCCCCCAAATCGGGCCGCAAACGATATTCTACGGCCACTCTTACCTTTTGATAAAGGTGGTTTTAAATTAGATCCTTCTGTACGTTTGAAGAACTTTCTACCTTTTTCATTCAAACCACCGCTAGGATTTTTATGTTCTTTACTATAACCCACTATGCTCTACCAAATTTAGGAAAACCAGCTTTCATGTTCTTATATGCTTTTGCACTAACCGTAGATTTAGACTTCGGATTAGATGTACCAGCTTTCTTTTTACGGTTCATATAGTAATACAAACCTTTCTTTGCTTTCTTTCCATCTTTGGTAGTATGATATTTACTTGCCATATTACTTCCTTTTTATTAGATCTGTTGCTTTAAGTCCATACACAGATGCTATCACGCCCACAAAAATTGTTTGATACCAAAATGGAAGTTGTGAAAAATATTCAAAAAATAATTTCATCTTTTCCATGTGTGCAGGATTATCTGACCATACCGCAAATCCTAACATTACGATAGGGATACTTAATAGTATCAATATGAACTCGTCTTTCCAGTCTGATTGTCTAGCTTCTAATAATTTACCTTGATATTCAGCAGATCCATTAGCCATCTTCTCGGCGTGTTTGTATTGTGCATCTGCCATCATCATTTTTGTTTCTTGTCTTTTTTTAAATATATGTGTACCTGCTTGTACTGCAATTTTTGCTAAACTAAACCATGCCATAATCTACCTCCATAATGTAAGCATTTTTATTAATGCTAATATTAATGCTACTAAAGAACCTATCACAAATATAGCTTTTATGCCACCCTTACCCATAGCTACTTGTTTCTTTAACTCCTCTATATCCTTGGAATTCTTATGAACAAGATCCTTAATCTCATCTAGTTTGTATGAGATTACACTATGAGATATTGTTTTTCTTACTATTTTTTTCTTTGTTTTCATGTGCTAATTTTTTCTTTTACTTCTTGTTCTAGACACCAAAACCTTATTAATGGTCTTTGGTTGTTTACATATTCATCATCCATGTTTCCTACATACATTAGACTTTCTTCATAACCTGTTATTGTACATTCTTTATATGTATTAAAAATAAATTCCTCACTTGTTAGAGGTGGATAACACATACCGCTTACACATAATTGTAACATAAGAACAAACT